TGACAAGCCGGAGCAGACCCCGAACGATGAAGGCGCAAGAGAGCAGGAGCCCGCCGAACCTGCCGAGGATAGCCAGGAGCCGGACCAGCAGCCGGACAGCAAGCCCGCAGACAGCCCCGAAGTCAATCCGGAAGACAATCCCGAAGAGGATCCCGGAGACAATCCGGAGGACGAAGGGCTGGAACAGACCCCCCAGGAGCGGGCCCGCTATGCCGCAATCCGCAGAAAAGCGGAAGCGGAGCGGGATGCCGCTATCAAAAAAGCTAGAGAAGAAGCCCAGGCGGCGGCGGACAAGTCCGTGGAAGAGCTTTTCGCCTCTGCCGGCCTGGTCAACCCCTACACGAAACAGCCCATCAAATCCAAGGCTGATTTCGACGCATACAAGCAGCGCCTGGACGAAGACCGCAAAGCGCGGCTCTTGAAGCGCACCGGAATGTCCGCAGAGGAATTCAAACAGTATGTTGATTCCATGCCGGAGGTCCGGGAAGCCAAGGCCCGGGCGGCGGCGGCGGAAGCTGCCGAGCAGCAGGCCAGGGAGGAACAGGCCAAAGAGAAGATCGCGGAGCAGGTCAAGGAGATCTCCGCTCTGGATCCCAGCATCAAACAGCTGGAAGATCTCACGAAAATGGAAAACTACCAGGAGTTTTACGCACTGGTCAAGCGCGGCAATTCCCTGGTAGATGCATTCAAGCTGGCCAACTATGACCGGATCACACGCCGCATTGCTGCCGGAGCTGCCCAGGCGGACCGCAATGCGGCGGCGGGAAAATCCCACCTGACCAGGACAACGCAACGAGGAGCGGGCAGCGTCAGTGTGCCTGCGGAGATCCGCGCGGAGTATAAAGCACTCATGCCGGATGCCACCGATGCGGAAATCGCGGCCCACTACAACAAATATGTCAAGAAACACTGAAAGGAGAAAGTATGGCATTCAAGATCTATCAGACTGACGACGGCAGAGTGCCCAGCATTGAGTACCTTCCCGCCGGCACGATTACGCCCAAGGTCGGCATGGCTCTGACCCAGTCCAGCGGTAAGTTGGTCATCGCCACCGGCACTACGGCGCCTACATACATCAGCATGTGCGAGCGGGAGACCGCCTGCACCGACGGCGAAGTCATCCCGGTGCTGCGGGTGCTGCCGGACATGGTGTTTGAAACCACGTTCAGCGCCAGCGCTTCCAGCGTGAAGCTGGGAGACAAGGTGACGCTCCACGCCTCCAGCGGCCTGGAGGTGACCGCCACCACCACTTCCGGCGTGGCAGAGGTGGTCTATATGGACGGAACCACCAGCGGCAGCATGTGCCGCGTCAGATTCGCAGGCCAGGCCGCCAGCGTATAAATCAGGAAAGGAGACAGTAACACATGGCAAATATCACGTTTACTGAGGGCAGCGGCCTCCAGGATAGTATTTTCGGAAAGTCCCAGGCGCCCATCCGGATGTTTCTGGAGAAGCGCGGAGAGGCCTTTGAACAGGCCAGCATGCTCCAGTACCTGTTCAGCATGGGCACCAGCAAAAACTGGGGTGAGAAGTTTACCTCCATGACCGCCATGGAAGGATTCCAGCCCGTGGGCGAGAACGGGCCCTATCCCACCGACGGTATGCAGGAGGGCTACAGCAAGTTCCTGGAGCACATGACCTGGAAGAACAGCTTTTCCATCTCCCGGGAAATGGTGGATGACTCCAAGCTGATGGACCTGAAAAAGCAGCCTGCTGCTTTTATCACGTCCTATTACCGCACCCGGGAACAGTTCGGCGCCGCCCTGTTCGGCAGCGCAATCACCAAGGCGACCTCCATGCAGTTCCGGGGCAAACTGTTTGACACCACCGGCGCGGACAAGAAGGGCCTGTTCGCCCAGGATCATCCCTCCAAGGTCAAGAGCAAGATGACCCAGAGCAATCAGTTCTCCGACGCCTTCTCCGTGGATGCCATGAGCGCCATGGAGACCGCAATGCAGGACTTCCGGGGCGATACCGGCGAAGTGCTGGACGTGACCCCCGACACGATTCTGATTCCCAACGACTACAAGTTGAAGCGGGACGTGTTCGCGGCCATCGGATCCGACAAGGACCCCAACACCAACAACAACGGCTTCAACTATCAGTTCGGCCGCTGGAATGTCATCATCTGGCCGTATCTGAAT